GGCCGCCCCGGTCCAGTCTGAGGCCGCCGCCCCTGTCTCTGACACTGTGGCCGCAGATCAGGCGCCCGCCGCCGCTGAAAGCGTTCAGACGCCGGCAAAGACAGAACAAAAAACGCATGAAACGCAGGCAGAAAATGAAAAAACGGACGAATCTCGATCGACTGCCCCGGCCAAAAACGAGCTGCCGCCGGTGACCGACGCTGTGACGGCGCGGCGCTCCGAACAGGAAAAAAAGGCCGCTGAGGTCGAACCAGGCCTGCAGGCAAAAATTGAAATCACCCAGATTTACAACGACGCCCGCGAAAAGGGCCTGACTGACCCCTGCGGCGCCCTGATTATCGAGACCTGCAAGTCCCTCGGCTTCCCGCGCTTCTCTGCCGTGCCGGTCGACCGCCTGCCCGAACTCGTGGCCGCATTCTCCGCCGCTGTGACGGCGCGGCTGGAGGGTTAAGCAATGACACACGCACTCCTTTCCCCCAGCGCCTGCCACCGCTGGCGCGCCTGCCCGGCCTCGGTGGTCCTGACGAAGGACCTGCCCGACGAGTCCTCTGATTTCGCCGAGGAGGGCACCCGCGCCCACCGCCTGGCGGAACTCAAGCTCCTCGGAACGCCGCAGTTCAGCGGTACCGCTGTGACGGCGCGGCGTCGTACCGACGCAGAAACGGAGGAGTTCAAAACCCTCTGGGCCGACGCGCCCGACGAGATGCAGGCCGCCGTCTGCGTCTATGCCCGCACCATCGCCGACCTCATCGGCGAGGGCAAGCCGAGCTACTTCATGGTCGAGCACCCCGTCGACGTCTCGAGCGTCACGGGCGAGGCGGGCGCTCACGGCACGGTCGACTGCGTGGTACGCGTTGGCGAGCACCTCTACGTCGTGGACCTGAAGTACGGGCGTGGCGTGAAGGTCGAAGCCCGTTGCAATGAACAGTTGTCAATCTACGCGCTGGCCCTGTGCGACGAACTCGACCCGTTCGGCGACGACCCTGTGACGACGATTCACATCGTCATCGTGCAGCCCCGCCTGAACCACATCGACCACTGGACGACGACCACGGGCGGCCTCCGCTCCTTTGCCGAGGACGTCAAGGCCCGAGGCGCTCGCGCTCTCGCACTCTGTGACGGCGCGGCGACTGAGTCCGCCGACTTCGGTCCGTCAGAGTCCGTCTGCCGCTTCTGCCGAGCCAAGGGCACCTGCCCCGCCATCCGCGGCGCCGTGGTCGAAGCCTTCAAGGCCGAGCCTGCCATCGTCGATGCGGCTCCGCAGGTGGTTGAAGCCCTGTCGATCCCCGTGCCGACCGAAGCCGAGGCCCTCTCCCGTGCACTGAACGTCCTCGACCTTATCGACCAGTGGACAAGCGCTGTGAGGGCGGAGGCCCTGCGTCAGCTTGAGATCGGAAACAAGATCCCCGGCTACAAGCTCGTCCAAGGCCGCGCAGGCATCCGCCGCTGGGCGGACGCCAAGGAGGCCGAGGCGAAGCTCAAGTCCATGAAGGTGCCTGAGGCCCTTCGCTACGAAAAGAAACTCATCTCGCCGACCGCCGCCGCGAAGCTCACGAAGGCCAAGGCGGGTGAAGCCCCTGTCCTCACCGAGCGGCAGTGGGCAAAGCTCGAAGCGCTCATCACGCGCAATGAGAGTAAGGGCGCGGTTGTGCCCGAAAGCGATCCTCGTCCCGCTTTGGATATGGGCGAGGGCTTCAAAGTCATTGAGGAAAACAAATGAAGCTGAACATCTCCGTGCGCTGCGCCTATCCGCATGTGTTTGAGGCGCGAGAAAACGCCTTCGCCAAGGACGGCACCAAGAAGTACGAATGCACCGGCCTCTTCGAAGCCAACGGCGCCGTGCACAAGGCCATCCACGACGCCATGAAGGCCACCGCCGAACAGAAGTGGGGCGCCAAGGGCCAGCGTTACTACGAGGAAGCGCTCGAAAACAAGAACACGCGCCTCATCCAGAAGGACGCCGAACTCGGCCTCATGAAGATCACGGCCCGCCGCCGCGAGACGGACGGCGCTCCGGCTGTGGTCGACCAGCGTCTCCGTGCCATCGCCCCGTCTCAGGGCATCCCCTACGGCGGCTGCTGGATCAACATGCGCATCGACGTGTGGGCCTACGAGAACAACGGTTCCCGCGGCTTCTCCGCGACGCTTCTGGGCATCCAGTTTGTCCGTGACGGCGAGGCGCTCGGCGGTGCTTCCGCCGCGTCCACCGAAGGCTTCGAGGTGCTCGAGACCGACGACAAGGAAGCGGCTGTGTCCGACGATCCGTGGGCCTGATGCCGCGACCCTGACATAAAGCCTTCCTCCCCGGAGCGCGCGGGGAGCGGGCTTGAGTCAGGGCCGCGGGGGCAAACGATCTGACGCAGATACGGATCGGTCTGAGGCTGTGGGTTGTCATTACCCGCCTTTACCTCAGATCCCAAAGGCAGGGCATCTGCAGGTGACGAGCCATCATGTTCACGGCTCCTCAACCCTGCCTCCCCTAAGGGCCCTTCAAGTTTTTATGGAGTCTCAAATGGCTGAAAAGTTTTCACGCGAAAAGATGGAGGCGCTGTTCTCTGGCAAGAAGTACGGGCACGTCACCGTCGGCAACTTCCTTCGGGAAGACGACAAGGTGACGAAGAGCCACCGTGCACGCTGGATCGTGACCGCCACGTGCGGCTACTGCGGACACGTGTTCGAGGACTTCTTCGACAACATCCGCTACAAGGCGAACCCCTCCTGCGGCTGTCAGAACCGCATCAGCAACTGGAATAGAAGCCGCGAGCTTGACCGCATGGAAGGCACGGCTCGTGCCAAGCGCCGCGAAGAGCGCGAAGCCAAGGCTGAAGCCAAGGCGCAGAAGAAGCAGGCCAAGGCCAAGCCAACCATGAAGCGAGTCAACAAGAAAGTAGAGAAGCCCGCCGCCGTGAAGAAGACCGATGCCAAGGCCGCCGCTCTCGCCAAGCAGGCGCAGCGCGCCTCGATCTACGTCAAGGTCGACCGCGGCGTGTGCATCGGCGACGGCATCGAGCTGACGCTCGCCCGCCTTCATCAGCTATGGGAGCTTCTCGACAAGGCCGACTGCTGTCCGGCATGGCGTGAAAACTCCAAGTCCTTCTGCCTCTGGGGCATCCGCAACGGCTACGCCCGCGGCAAGGTTCTCGTGAAGCGCGAGGACGCGAAGCCGTGGCACCCGCTCAACTGCAAGTGGGAGAACGAATGATGGCCGAAGAAGTATGGAAGGCCGTCCCTAATTACGAAGGGAAGTATGAGGTTAGCAGCCTCGGGCGTGTCAGATCCCTGCCTCACTATGTGAGGGGGCGCCATGCCAAAGGCACCCCGTTTTTGCGACTGTCGCCCGGCCGAATACTGCGTCCGGGGAGAGTTAAAAGCGGGCATGTCTCCGTCGCGTTAGGTCGCGGCAATTCTCGTCTTATCCACCAGCTTGTTCTTGAAGCCTTTGTCGGCCCAAGACCGAAAAGCATAGACGGAATGACCGTTGATGTTCTGCATATAAACGGGATCCCGTCGGATAACCGATTAGAAAACCTTAAGTACGGATCCAGAGGGGAGAACGTCAGACAAGACTTTGAAACGGGCGTACGAGCCGTTACCCCTGAGCACCAGCGGCGAATGTACGAGGGCCGTCTTAAGTCGGGAATGTATGACAGGAGAAGGAAAAGATGAGTATCGATTACAGTTTTCACGATCTAGAGTCCTACAGCGAGACGCCGATCAAGTTCGGCTCTCACCGCTACGCCCAGGACTGCGAGATCATGCTGTGGGCTTACGCCCTCAACGACGAGCCTGCCGAAGTGTGGGATCTGACGAGCGGTGCGCCCATGCCGGCGAAGCTCAAGAAGATTCTCGACGCGGCAATGGCGGGCAAGTGCTACACGGTGTGGCACAACGGGATGAACTTCGACACCGTGGTGCTCAAGGCCCACGGCTACGACATCCCGCTCCGCATGATCGTCGACACCATGGTAATGGCGTACCAGCACTCTCTTCCGGGTGCGCTCGGAGACCTCTCCGCCGTCTTCGGACTCTCTGAGGACGTGGCGAAGGACAAGGACGGCAAGCGTCTGGTCCAGCTCTTCTGCAAGCCGCGCCCCAAGAACTCTACGTACCACCGTGCCGACCGCACCACGCACCCCGAGGACTGGGCGCACTTCGTTGAATACTGCCGCCTCGACGTCGAAGCCGAGCGAGCACTCTTCAAGAAGATGCCGAAGTTCAACCTCAGCAAGCACGAGCGCGACCTGCAGATCCTCGATGCCGAGATCAACCGTCGCGGCATGCTGATGGATGTGGAGTTGGCCAATGCCGCCGTCGCCATCGCTGAAGAGACGCGAGTCCTCCTCGCCCGCCGCACCCGCGAACAGACTGACGGCGCGGTTGAAGCCGCGACTCAGCGCGACGCGCTCCTCTCCTACTTCGAGAGCGAGTACGGCGTGACGCTCAAGACGATGACGAAGGCCGAGGTCGAGAAGCGCATCAACGACGACACGATCCCCGAGCCGATGCGCGAGCTTCTCCGTCTGCGTCTCCAGTCGACGAAGACCTCCGTGCAGAAGTTCGCCATGCTCGCCGAAGCCGTGGGCAGGGACGGACGCCTTCGCGGATGCCTTCAGTTCCGTGGCGCATCCCGCACGGGGCGCTTCTCGGGACGTCTCTTTCAGCCGCAGAACCTCCCTCGCCCGACCCTGAAGCAGGACGAGATCGACTTCTGCATCGAGGCCGCCAAGGCGGGGACGCTTACCGCTCTCTACGACGACCCGATGGAGGTGCTGACCAACTGCCTGCGCAGTGAGATCATCGCTCCCGTCGGCAAGAAGCTCGTCGTCGCCGACTACTCGAACGTGGAAGGCCGCGTTCTTGCATGGGCCGCAGGTGAAGAGTGGAAGATCCAAGCCTTCCGCGACTTCGACGAAGGCCACGGACACGATCTTTACAAGCTGGCCTACAGCCGCGCCTTCGGCATCAAGCCCGAGGACGTGTCGAAGAAGCAGCGACAGGTCGGCAAGGTGCTTGAACTGGCTCTTGGCTACGGCGGCGGCGCTCCTGCCTTCGCCCGCTTCGCCAAGGCTTACGGCATCGACCTTCACGACATGGCGAAGAACGTCCGCGAGACCATCTCGCCGATGACGTGGCGCGAAGCCGAGGACTCCTACGAGTATTTCCTCAAGAAGAACCTGACGGGCGGCCTGCATCGCGACGTGTTCATTGCCTGCGACGCGCTGAAGAGAGCGTGGCGAGCGACCAACCCGAAGATCTGTGCGCTGTGGAACGAGCTTGGCAACGCCGTCATGCGCGTCATCGACGATCCGATGCTCGTAGAGAAGGCCGGCCCTGCCACGATCTCCCGCACGTCGGGCTTCCTGCTGGTCGAGCTTCCCTCGGGACGCAAGCTCTGTTACCCGAGCCCCCGCCCGTCGGACATCGGCAAGAAGGATTCGTTCACCTACCTAGGCATCAACCAGATGTCACGCAAGTGGGTTCGCATCGAATCATACGGAGCGAAGGCTTGCATCACCAAGGGGACACCCGTTCTCTGCCGCAGGGGTTGGACGCCCATCGAAGACGTCACCCCACTAGACGAAGTGTGGGATGGCGTTGAGTGGGTGCATCAGGAAGGCGCAATCGACAAAGGAACGAAACAAACAATGACGGCTTACGGCGTCCGCATGACGCCGGATCACAAGGTTTTAACTACGGAGGGTTGGTGCTGTGCATCACAGAGTAAAGGATTTAGTAGGGCTGACTGTCGGATTCCTGACGGTTACGGAATATGCAGGCTCGGACGGGCACCACACGCTATGGAAGTGCCTGTGCTCTGCCTGCGGGAAGACGGTTGTTCTGAACTCCAGTCGCCTCGGGCACTACAGAAGGGACAAGAACCTCGCCTCATGCGGATGCAGAAGGTGGAAGTCCATAGGGGAAAAGATCTCTCGGCACGGCATGAGCGGGACACCGCTCTGGAACGTGTGGCACTCCATGAAAGAGCGCTGCGAGATTCCGACCGCGCAAGCTTGGAAGAACTACGGGGGGCGCGGAATCACTGTCTGCAAAGAGTGGAGCGAGTCATTCGAGAAGTTCTACGAGGACATGGCACCGACCTACAAGAAAGGGCTACAGCTCGACCGAATCGACAACGAGAAGGGTTACTCGAAGGACAACTGCCGTTGGGTAACCGCTCGCGAAAACTGCAACAACCAGCGAAGGACGGTGCTCATAGACGGGAAGCCGCTTGCGGACTGGGCACGGGAAACCGGGATTGGCTTGACAACTCTCCACTACCGACTGACGCACGGATGCCCGAGGGAGCACTTGTTCGACAAGCCCAACGTGACGAACAGGTTTACGACCTCGTCAACTGCGGCCCCCGCCACAGGTTCGTCGTCCTCGGAGAAGAAGGCCCGCTGATTGTTCACAACTGCGAGAACCTGATTCAGGCAATCGCCTGCGACCTGCTCTGCGACGCTCTGCTCCGCCTCGACCATGCCGGATACAAGACAGTGCTGACGGTGCACGACGAAGCGATCACCGAGGCACCCGACACTGCTGACTACTCACTGGAAAAGATGTCGGCTCTCATGACTGAACTGCCCACGTGGGCTACCGGACTCCCCCTCGCCGCCGCAGGCTACGAGGCATACCGCTACAAGAAGGATTAACCAAATGTTTGACAAGACCACTCTCGTACACACGCCCTTCACCTTCGGCGTCACTCCCCGCATGGCGAAGGACGTCTGCGCTCTCGCCCACGAGACGCTCTTCAAGGAGAGCATCGAGCCTGCCCTGCTCGTCTTCGTCCGCCCGGCCATCGAGCACTTCGAGGAAGTGGCGAAGCGCGAGCACGTGGAGGATGAATACAACGTGCATTGCCGCCTCGTGGGCATCCTCGCTCTTAACGAAGCGATCACGACCGACCGCGGTCGCTACAAGGATGCCTTCGAGTTCATCCGCCGCCTTCGCCGCTACGTTATCTCGGCTCTCCTCGGGACGCTCTACGGAATCCTGAACGACATCGTGAGGACGCTCGACCAGAAGGATGTCGTTGCGCTCTACACCCTCCTCCATATGAAGACGGAAGAGATCTTCAGCTCCATCCTTACTGAGAAGGTGGCGACGGCATGAAGAAGATCGTGAAGAAGCGCGTCGGCAAAAAGCCCTTCAAGCATCGCCGCGTGGCGGCAGGCGCATACCTCTACCGCGTTCTGCCGGAGCTCGACGACGCCATGCTCGGGAACATCGAGCTGTGGGCTCGCGTCCCTCTTGACGCCATCAAGCGAGGCGAAGGCACGGAAGAGAACGTCTCGAATGTCCAGACGGCCCTCACCTTCGGCTTCGTCCTTGCCGCCGCCTTTGAGAACAAGACGGAAATCCAGATGCTGATCCAGCTGGCTGAGGCAGGCATTGGCGGCGCTTGCAGGTGCATCCGCAACGGCGAACCCGAGGGCATATGGCGAGAACTCTTCGAGCCTGTGGACGCAGCGCTCGGTGTGATCTCCGACATGCAGAGGAACGTGGAGCGTGAGGTTCTGGTGCGGTGCATCGACGCCATCAAGGTTCACAACTTCTCGCTGAGAGTCAACCCGAAGTCTGCGTTCCTGATCCCTGCGGACGAGAGAGCGAAGCGCTTCATGAACCGACCGGGCCTCGCCTACATCAACGGGAAAGCCCGCTCCGGATACCTCCAGAAGAACGACACGATGAACCGCATCGAGTGGGTGTCGCCCAATGAAGGACTTCAGATCCCGATTACCAAATACACATTGATCGTTTTTGCAGAACCACTGAAATGAGATACGACCACAAGCCACGAATTGAGATACCAGTTTGTGCCCTGCACGGAGACGAGGAATCCCTCGTCGCCAAGCCCCGCGTCGTCAAGTGCGAGCCGGGGAAGTTTCCTGAAGTCGTCGTCGACTTCGGAGACGTCAAGGGCGTAACGCTCTCCCAGCTCCACAAGCTCGAAGACCTGATCACCAGAACCTACGACTACCGTCGTGCCCTTTACTGTCACCCCGAATTGAGGATTCATCATGGAAATCAAAGTTAAGAAGCTCCACCCCGACGCCAAGCTCCCGTGGCGCGGAACCGCTGACGCCGCAGGCCTCGACCTCTTCTGCACGAAGAGCACCGTCATCCCGCAAGGCGAGACGGTCAAGATCCCGACGGGCCTCGCTATGGAGATTCCGAAGGGCTACTGCGGCGTGGTGTACAGCCGCTCGTCCTCTGCCGTGAGCGGCCTCATCATCACTCCGCTCATCGTGGACGCAGACTATCGAGGCGAGGTCATGGTGATTGTGAGGAATGGTACGGACGGCGTGTTCGAAGTGAAGGCTGGCCACCGCATCGCACAGATCAAGATCGAGAAGCTCGAACCTACGGAGTTCGTCGAGGCCGATGAGCTTTCCGAAACTGCCCGCGGCACCGGCGGCTACGGCTCCACGGGGAAGTAAGCCATGGTCTATGAATTTCGAGCGAAGTGGTTGCGCTTTCCCAAGCACAAGCCGCCTTGCAGGGGGCTGTATCTCATCACCAGACACGGTGCTGAGAAAATGACTCCTAATGCCAAGGTTAACCAGATGTTCGCTCAACCATTTACGGACAGGGCTTACTACATCGAAGAGAGCGGCCGTTGGATGGACACGAGATCGGGTCGAAAGTACGACGACGTGATCGCCTGGATGCCGTTGCCGAAGCCGTGCGAACCGTTGCCGGACGACTACTGGCATCCAGATCAGATAGCTGCGCGTCGATACATGGGAGAAGAAGACGAATGAACGCATTCGCCCATTGGTTCGATGCGGCGCAGCTGGAACGGGAGCGGCTGAAAAAGCTCAACCCGTTCTACCGCAACTCACTCGCGTACAAGAACCGAGCGAGACAAATCGAGACTGCGGACACTTACATCGGTCGGCACATCGGTTCGCTGATCGTGAAGAACGTCGATGGTTTCGACGTGAACAGAGCTGACGGCCAGACCACGACAGCCTTCCTTTGCGACTGTGCCTGTGGCCGAACGGATGTTCGAGTCCCCTGCACGGAGTTCTCGCGAGGGGAGTCTGCCGACTGCGGAGGCCCTGCCCATAAGAGAAGGAGAAAGAAGAATGACAACCAAATTTAAGCCCGAAGAATGGTGGCCCGTCCTTGCGCTCCACGCGTGCGGGTACACGATGTCTGTTTACGACGCCAAGGGGCTGCTGACGGTTCTATCCAAGCAACGCTGTTCGGCCAAGCAATGGAGCGACGGCCGCTTTGAGGAACGCGGCCAGCCTGCCTTCTTGGCTTCGGCAATTTCAACCCTCGGAAAAGCGCTCGAATATTCGATCCGCAACCGCACCGACTTGTGTGCTCCCGCCTTTACCGTCGGGGAGACCTTCGCGATCTACCTTGCCCTCGCGGGGAAGTCCCACTGGGCTATGCGCTTCCTTGATGCAGGCGTCGCTTCGCTGATGTCGTGCTTCTACCGCGCTCTCAACCCGGTAATGAAAGGCGCCACCCCAGAGGACGCCGAAACGATTCTTGACAGTCGAATCGAGCCAGTCATCTGGCAGATCGGCAGGGACTTTTATCTCGCCGCAGGCGGCAAAAAGGAGAAGTAAGTGACACCTGAAGGAAAAATCGTTGCCTTCCTTGTCCGCCGATGCAAGGAGCTCGGACTCTACCAGCGCAAGCTCGCCTATGAAGGCAGGCGTGGTGCGCCCGACCGTCTGATCGTCGGCTTCGACTGCTTCGCCATGATCGAAGTGAAGGCCCCGGGGCAGAAGCCCCGCCGCGAACAGGTTCGGGAGATCGAGGTGCTGCGCAACGGCGGCATCCCCGTCTACGTCTGCGACTCCACGGATGCCGTCGAAGGAATCCTCCTTGACCTGCGTGAGCGCACCGACACCAACCGTCTCTTTGCTCTTAGGGAGGGCCCGCAATGGTGAACCCTGATAACTGGAAACTGATGCTCCCCGTCGTTGCGTTGCTGCCTGCGCTCTTCCTTCCGTTCCCGTGGGATGCGGTGATGTGGGCCTCGACCTGTGTTGCCGTCTGGCTTTACTTCAAGAGGGACTGATGAGGAAGTTCACTCCGCGCCCTTATCAGGCGCTCATCATCGATGCGATCCTGAGCCGCAAGCGCATAGCAATATGGGCAGGCATGGGCATGGGGAAGACCGTGTCCACGCTCACGGCGATCAGGATCGCGCAGACGATGGGAGAGGGGCCTGCCCTCGTCATCGCGCCGGTGCGCGTCGCTCAGTCCTCGTGGCCCGATGAGGTGGAGAAGTGGGATCACCTGCGAGGCATGAAGGCCGTGTGCCTGTGCGGAGAGAAGCGCAAGCGCGAAGCCCTCGCCCGTCAGAAGGCGGACGTCTACGCCATAAGCTACGGCCTGCTCAATTGGCTCGTGGACTTCTGGGGCGACAAGTGGCCCTACAAGATCGTCGTGGCGGACGAGGCAACAAGGCTCAAGTCCTTCCGCACAAGGCAGGGCGGCACGAGAGCGAAGGCCCTTGCGACCGTCGCTTTCAAGCACGTCGACCGCTTTATCGAACTCACGGGTACGCCCGCGCCCAACGGCTACCTCGACCTGTGGGGCCAGCTGTGGTTCGTGGACGCAGGCAAGCGCCTCGGCAAGTCGATGACCGCTTACCAGCAGGAGTACTTCCGCCCCGTCCGCGTCGGCGCATCGGCCTTCGCAGTCAGGTGGGAGATCCTGCCCGGGAGCGAAGCGAGGATTCAGGAAGCGCTGAACGACGTGACGCTGAAGATCAATGCGGAGGATTGGTTCGACCTCGAAGAGCCGATCTACTCCACGATCTCCGTCACGCTCCCCGCCGAAGCCCGCAAGATCTACGACGACATGGAGCGCAAGCTCTACGCCGAGATCGACGGGCAGGAGGTGGAGACGGCGAACGCGGCAACAAAGACGAGCGCATGTCTGCAAATCGCCAGCGGCAATCTCTACTACGAGAACGCCGACGGCATGCTCCCCGAAGCGAAGGACGCCAAGCCCTACCTCGTTCTTCATAGCGAGAAGGTGGAGGCGCTCCGCTCCATCGTGGAGGAAGCAGCGGGCATGCCGATTCTCGTCGCGTACAACTTCCGCCACGAGCTTGAGGTTCTGCGAGCCGCCTTCAAGGAAGCCCGCGTCCTCGACAAGAACCCGAAGACAATCCGCGAATGGAACGCGGGAAAGATCCCGATGCTCCTCGCGCACCCCGCCTCATGCGGACACGGCCTGAGCCTGCAGGACGGGGGCAACATCCTCGTCTTCTACTCGACCAACTGGAATCTCGAAGAGCACGACCAGATGGTGGAGCGAATCGGGCCGACACGACAAGCGCAGTCAGGGCACCCAAGGTCTGTGTTTGTCTATACCATCGTCGCCAAGGACACGCTCGATGAGGCAGTCCTTGAGCGCATCGCAACGAAACGGAATGTCATGGACATTCTTTTGGAAAAGAAAAACGGAGGCTGATCATGGCACTCAATCTTGAAAAACTTGTGACGCGAGCGCAGATTGCCGAGGCTTTCGGCGTGTCGACCAAGACCGTAACCCGCTGGGTGGCGGCGGGAAAGTTCCCTCCTCCCATTCACGTGCTCGGCACCAGCCGCTGGCGTGAAAAGGACGTGACGGATTATGTGGCCCGTCGAGAGACCATCGCAAGACGCGGCTTCGCAGTGCGTTAAAATTACCTGCAATGAGCGCACCCCGGCAGGAGATCCTGCCGCCAACCTAGAGTGCGCAATGCTCAACACACTTCAGTCTCTCTTCCCGCAAGGCGCAGAACGCGCCTTCGCGTACATCGGTGGCGTCGTCGGAAGCCTCGCATCTTTTGCTTTCGGCGACGTCGGCCCGCTTCTCACTTGGCTCGTCATCTTCTGCGTGGCCGACTTCTTCCTCGGCTCCGCAGTCGCCAGCTATCGCCACGAATGGTCTAGCCACAAGAACTACATGGGCATCTTGAAGAAGGCCCTGATGTTCCTCATCGTGGCTTTATCCCACGGTTTGGACATGCTGTTCGAGCCTCTCATCCATTTTCAAATCTTCGAGTCGATCACGATCTGCGCCTATGCGGCTGGCGAGTTCGGCTCCCTGATCAAGAACCTAGAGTACGGCGGCTTCGGCGGGGTTGTCCCTCCTGTGCTCCGCCGCGTCATCCACACCTTGAACGAGCGCCTAGAGGAAAAAGCGGACGCGGCGCTTGAGAGCCGCGGCCTCAGCAAAAAGAAGGAGTCCAACGATGGAATATAAAAACTTCACGGCCTACCCTGTCGAGCTTGCCGCCGACTTCATCGAACAGTGGGAGGGCTTCCGTGAGCGCGCCTATCGTTGCCCTGCGGGCGTCCTCACCATCGGCTTCGGCCACACCGGAACGGACGTCCACGAAGGCGACACGATCACGTACCACGAGGCCTACGACCTGCTCGTGGAAGACCTCAAGCGCTACTGCGCAGGCCTCGCCCGCTGGGTCAACGTGAAGGTGACGGCCAACCAGTTCGTGGCGCTCCTCTCGCTCGCGTACAACATCGGCGTGGACGGCGTCGTCCACAAGTGCCCGAAGCTCCTTCGTGCGCTCAATGCCGAGGACTTCGATGAGGCCGCCCGTCAGTTCCTCGACGTCACCAAGGCCAACGGCAAGGTGCTTCCGGGACTGACCCGCCGCCGCAAGGCCGAGGCGGAGCTTTTCCTGAGAGAAGAATGAGCAAGCCGTTCGTTGTTATCGGAGCTTGTGTCATCAGCTTCGTCGTCGGCTACGCCCACTCCACTGCCAAGTGGGAGGCGCGGGTGCAGACGTCGGAGCTTGAGGCCGCCGTGGCACGAGCGAACCAAGGGAGAAAAGACTATGCAAAACTCGTTGAAGCACAAAACCAAATCGCTTCTCTTCGCCGTGATGCTGACCGTCTCGACGCTGACCTGCGCAGGGTGCAGCGCTCCGCAGAAAATCGAGTGCGAAAGGCCAGCGCCTCTGCCTGCCGAGATGAGCGAGCCGCAGTCGCCCGGTGCGAGGGCCTTCTCAGAGAAAGTTCGGAACTTCTTGCCGAAGGCGGAGAGCTACTTCAGCGAAACGCCGCTGTACATGACGCCCTAGTTCAGTTGGTAAAATAGCGTTATCTCCTCCTTAGAGAAGTGGTCAACAATGGGGAAATGCCTCGCGAGTCCGTACAGCTCGCGGGGCTTTCTCTTTTGTGCTACCATTCTGGCTCTAGGGAGCGGAGGGGTTTTCAAAAATTTGCCTTTTTGACCTTCGCTTTCCTAGACAGGAAACAACACCGCACAAGCCTAGATCTCCGGTTACCCGGAGAGCTGCACTGGGATGTAGGCGTCACATCTTCAAGCCAGTGGATGCTCACTCCGTGCGGTTACCTCCTTCGTTTACGAGCAAGAAATTGCCCCGCTGGCTTCACGCCTCGCGGGGCTTTTCTTTTATACGTTCGGGAGAAGGAAGTCCGCCCATTCCTGCAGGAGCTTGCGCCTCTGCTCCAGCAAGTCGTCACGCTGGTAGGCGCGGAAAACGGCATTGCCCACGGCGTGCATCAGGCACTTCTCCGACACCACGAAGTTCTTCTCGTTGCGGGCGCACCAGTCGGAGAAAGTGGAGCGGATGCCGTGGAGCGTGAACGGCTTGTCTTCCGTAGAGAGCGAGGCCGCCACGTTCGACAGACTCGTGGGCGATATGTGCGCACACCCCCTTCCGGGGAAGAGATGCTCGCTCGATGTGTCCAGGCGCTCGAGCAGGCGCTGCGCCTGACGCGACAGCGGCACCACGTGGGGGACGAGCTTCCCGTCCTTGCGCCGCTCCGGAGGAACGGAGAGCGTCAGCTCCTCAGTGTCGATCTCCGACCACTTCGCCTCCAAGTACTCCTGCCTGCGCCCAACCGTAAGGATTCCGAAGAGGATGGCGAGCGAGTTCTTGGACCCATCCGCCCAGAGCCTTTGCGCAAGGCTACTTAGGTCCTCCGCGGAAAGCGCGGCGTGGTGCTTGGCAGGCTTCGCACGGCGAAGCGTCGACGGCGACGGCAACCACATCTTGAGGCGGGCCCACGCGGCGGGGTTGAGCTCTATGTAGCCTTCCGTCACCGCGACGTCAAGGATGTTGGAGAGTCTTCCCTGAAGCTCCTCTGAGGCACTGGCACTGTTCTCCCACGCGGGCTCAAGCGCCTCGACAACCGTGCGCGTAGAGATCTCGTCGAGCTTATGCTTTCCAAGCAACTTGACAAGGCGGTCGAGCGTTTTCAACCACGAACACTCCGTATTGTCGCCCCTGAATTTCCTGATCTTGAAAATGCGTTCCACGGCTTTCGGTGCGAACTCCGCGAAGGTCACCATCTTGGCACGCTTGGCCTCCGCCACTGCCTCCGCCCTCCTCGCTTCCTTTTCTGCAAGCGGGTCGATGCCTCGGTCAATCTGGAAGCGGGCGGCGCTCGCCTTGCCGAGTATGGACGAGACAGCCTGCCCCTCGACAGGGCCGAAGCCCATCTCGCGGCGGCGGCCGTTGAGCTGGTATTTGAAAACCCACGAGCGGGACGTGGCCGTCACGCGCACATAAAGACCGCGCTCATAGCGGTGCATGCCGATGGGGAGAAGAAGGAGATTTTTAGAAGTTGGCTTCATACTGCGCTCATACACTTGGATGTGCCCTGAAGGGGTGCGTTGTCCCTATAAGGTACACATGGGAGATCGAAAGTGCGTGTCTTTCAAGCCTTTTGTCCCTTGTAGTCCGTCTCAGTCCCGCTACACAATACCCACTACACGCGCGTGATGAACTATCTCTGGGACCTTCTGGATCGCCGCGGCGAACTCAAGTCCATCGAGGCAAAGTGGCTTGATTGACGGCCAGACCGCCTTCGCAAGGTTCTCAGGGCCCGTCAGGCAGCCGCCTGCGGGCCCGTCCCCGTCCCAGTTCTCGGAAATCCCGATGCGGCGCTGCGGATCACTTGGTATCCTTTTGGAATTCGACTCAACCGCCCGGGCCCAAAGTCCGGATTGAAAACAAGGATTATCCATGAGCATGCTTGAAGAATACGTGCGCGACCTCGCCGAACTCGTCAACCGCGACTGCGGCACGACCAACTGTGCGGGCGTCACGTCCGCAGCCGAGGTGATGAAGCGTCACTTCGAATCGATCGGCTGGGAGGCCGAGCTCGTCGACCTGGGCCCGACGGCGGGCTGCGGCCTCATCTGCCGCAACAAGCCGGGCTCGACCGAATGCGACGTCATCTTCAACGCCCATCTCGACACGGTCTTCCCCGACGGCACGGCCGCCGCGCGCCCCTTCTCGATCGAGGGCACGACGGCTCACGGTCCGGGCTGCTCCGACTGCAAGAGCGGCGTGCTCGCCATCTTCTACGCCTGCCGCAACGCCCGTCCCGAAGACCTCGAGCGTCTGAGCGTCTGGTGCGTCTTCAATCCCGACGAGGAGCTCGGCTCCCGCGCCTCCAAGGAATGGCTCCGCGAGCTCTCCACGCACGCGAAGGCCGCGCTCGTCTTTGAAGCCGCGCGTGCCGGCGGCGAACTCGTGCGCTCCCGCAAGGGCTCCTCCAACATCCGCTTCACCTTCAAGGGCCTCACGGCGCACGCAGGCAACAATCCTCAGGACGGCCGCAACGCCAACGTCGCCGCCATGCGCCTTGCGCTCGCCGCCTACGAGCTCGACGACAAGACCCGCGGCACGACGGTCAATCCCGGCCTCATCCACGGCGGCACGGGCGCCAACATCATCTCCGACCACGCCGAAGTGACGCTCGACCTGCGCTTCTGGAACGACGAGGACGGCCGCGAACTCATCTCTAAGATCCGCGCGCTCGCCGAAAAGACCTGGGTCGAGGGCGTCACGCAGACCGTCGAGCAGCTGAGCTACTCGCCCGCCATGCCGCTTTCCGAAAACACCAGGGCACTCGTCGAGAAGATCACCGACGCCGCCTCCGAAGCGGGCTTTGACGCCCGGTGGGTCGACGCCGGCGGCGCCTCCGACGGCAACCACATGGCCGAGGCCGGCATCCCCGTCGTCGACGGCTGCGGCCCCGCCGGCGGCGGCTTTCACTCCGAACGCGAGTTCCTGCGCCTTGAAACCGTCGAGGAACGCATCAACATGATCGTCAACCTCCTCAAGCGTCTCTGATCCTCAGAGCTCCATCAGGCGACGTCTGCGACAAAGGCCTCTGATCCCAGGGATCCGGAGGCCTTTTTCCTGCCGTCTGAAATCGGATAGGGGTGAGGACTTTTGATCCTCAGCCCCTTCCACACCACCCACCGTGCGGATCCGCAGTGGGCGGTTATCAATAACCTCAGAGAACTTCCTACTTGTAGACGTCCCCCAG